ACAGGGTCTGGGAAGACTCAGGTTCTTAGGGAATGGAAGTATCATTTATTACAGAATACTGATTACAACATCATGGACATTAGTCTTGAGGAGGACGTAGGTGATACAATCGGAGGTCTCATGGCTATCCATGCTAATAAACGCATCACACTCCCCGATGTCGATATCAGCGAGGAGGAGGAACGCAAACTTCATTCTGACTTATACGGAACAGGAAAGTTTACTCTCTTGGATCACGAGGGTTCAGTCGGTGATGAATCACTACTAGATAAAATGGAGTACGCTGCTACCGTAGATAACTGTAAGATTCAATTCTTAGATCACATAACCATAGCTGTTAGTGATTGCGAGGGTGGACAAGAGAATGTTACTATGGACAAGTTCATGAACCGTCTGCTTAAGATGGTTAAACGCTTGAACATATGTGTCGTTGTCGTGTCTCACTTACGGAAAGTAGGTGGCGGTGGTAAGTCTTTTGAAGAAGGACGTGTACCTACTGAGGATGATCTCAAAGGCTCAGGTTCCCTCAAGCAAATAGCAATGACAACAATAGCAATAGCGAGGAATAAGTATGCAGAAACTGAAGTGGAACGTAACACGACTGGCTTCCATGTACTTAAGTGTAGGTTCTCAGGCAGAACAGGACCTGCTGATTATAGTCACTTTGATGATGAGACTGGGCGCATGGTAGTCATAGATCCCGAGGAAGCTGAGAACGCAGGTAATCAGTTTGAAGATTCACCAGTAGGAGATTACTAATGAATGATATACACGGTAATGATGTAGATGTAGGTGATTCTATTTACATATTAGACGCAGCAGTAGGTGGTTCTAAAAGCAAACGCCTGTTGTATGGAGAAGTTGTTGAGATATCTAAAGGTAAGTGTAAGGTATTAGTACATGAGAACAAACGTACCTATAGTAAGACCTCATCTACAATAATTAGACCTATGGAGTAAACTAATGAAATGTATTTTCTTGTATGATTACACAGGTATTATGGCACAGCCTTGGGTAGACGCAGGTCACGAATGTTATATAATAGATGGTCAGCACAAAGCAGGGGTTTCTAAGGAGGGTAAGTTAACTAAAGTAGGAATGTGGTTAACACCTGACAGTGCTAAAGATATTATAGACATCGTAGGTAGTGATGTATCTTTTGTATTTGGTTTCCCTGAATGTACAGACTTAGCAGTATCAGGGGCGGCTCATTTTGCTAAGAAGCGTAAGGTAGATCCTGAGTTTCAAACGAAAGCCGTAGACTTAGCTAAGCTTGTAGAGAAAGTAGCTAATCATTATGATGCACCTTGGGGTCTAGAGAATCCTATAAGTGTTATGAGTACTCTCTGGAGAAAGCCTGATTACTTATTCCATCCTTGGGAATACGGAGGCTATCTTCCTGAAAACGATACACATCCGACATACCCTGAATACATAGCACCTCGGGATGCTTATCCTAAAAAGACTTGTATTTGGGCAGGTAATGGGTTTATAATGCCTAGTAAGAAAGAGGTAGAGTGTCCTGTAGGGTATTCTACTCAACATAAAAAACTAGGAGGAAAGAGTTTGAAAACTAAAAACATAAGATCAGCAACCCCTAGAGGCTTTGCGAAAGCAGTCTATCTTACTAATGGAGTAAACTAATGTGGAAAGAAATCAAAGGTAAATCAATAGCTGTCTTTGATGCTGAGACCGATGGGTTCCTAGATGATATGACAGTGATTCACACTATTGTTATCATTGATGCGAATACTAATGAAGTCTTTAGATATCGAGATCCCTATGAAGCCTGTAGTAAACTAGATGAATATGACATAGTAGTAGCTCATAACGGTATAGGGTTCGACTTACCTATGCTTAAACAAGAATGTGATTGGACATACAAAGGTATCATACTAGATACTCTGTGGATGTCTCGTATGTATCACTGTGATATCGAGGGTGGTCATTCCCTAGATGCTTGGGGTCAACGCTTAGGTGAACACAAGACTGAGTACTATCCCGTATTAGATCCAGAGCAACCTCTGTATAACGCTGAGGAACCTAACCCTAAGAAAAATCCTTGTTGGAAAGGGAGCATCTGGACTCAACGTATGGAAGACTACTGTGAGCAGGATAACGTTGTTACTGTTAAACTGTTTTGGAAGTTAGTGGAACTACTTAAGAACTTCTCGTGGATGTCAATCGAATGTGAGATGCAGACTGCTTTACTGATTCAACGTCAGATGCAACATGGGTTCGTGTTTGATTACAACAAAGCCGAAGTACTTCATGCTCAATTCATGGATCGTAAAGCAGAACTGGAGGACATTGTTCATGAGACGTTCAAGCCGTTACCTAAGAAAATTAGAGAAATCCAACCTAAGATTAAGAAGAATGGCTCAGTTTCGTCAGTCGGCCTCAAGAAGCTGGAAGACTGGGAAACAGTAATACCTACTCCCGATGTTACCAAATGGACACGTCAAGGTACTCAGGGTGTTGATTACAATAGCGGCTCTTTCACTTTAATAGAATGGCCTGAGTTCTCACTAGGTTCTCGTGCTCAAATAGCTGAACGCTTGTCTCGTGCAGGTTACAAGCTTACTGAGTTCACTGAGAAAGGTACTCCCATGATTAACGATAGTGTACTGCAGATTGCTGCTGACGCAGGAGTACCCGAAGCTAAACCTTTGGCTGAGTACTTTATGATTACCAAGCGTGAGGGCATGGTCAGGGATTGGTTAGCTAAGACTAAATGGAAAACTGATGTACCTAGGATTCATGGGTATGTTAATTCCATGGGTGCCGCTACGAATCGTATGACTCATAGTTCACCTAATGTTGCTCAGGTTCCAAGTACTAATAGTCCTTACGGTGACGAGTGTCGTAGTCTGTTCACAGTACGTAAGGGTTACAAACTAGTAGGTTGTGATGCTAGTGGACTAGAACTACGTTGTCTAGCTCATTACATGGGTGACGATAAGTATACTCGGGAATTACTTGACGGTGATATCCACACAGCTAATCAATTGGCCGCAGGATTACCTACTCGTAATAATGCTAAGACCTTTATCTATGGTTTCCTTTATGGAGCAGGTGATGCTAAGATTGGTGAGATCGTTGGTGGTGGTAAGAAAGAGGGTAAGGCTTTGAAAACTAAGTTCCTTAATTCTACACCAGCTCTTAAGAAACTACGTGAGGGTGTACTAGCAGCAGTTGAAAATCGTAAGTGGTTGAAAGGTATTGACGGTCGTATCATTCGTATCCGTTCACCTCACTCCGCTTTAAATACTCTGCTTCAAGGTATGGGTGCTATCGTTATGAAGTACTGGTTAATTGAAGTAGCTAAACAAGCAGATGCTAAGGGATTAGATTGGGCACCTTGTGCTAACGTACATGACGAAGCCCAGTGCGAGGTCGCTGAGAAAGATGTTGCTAAATTCAAAGAGATCTGTGAGGATTCATTCCCTGTGATCTCTAAGTTGCTAGGCTCCAAGTGTTTACTTGAGGGTGAAGCGATGGAGGGTTTAACTTGGAAAGACACACACTAGGAGGATAACATATGGTACACTTATTAGACGAATGTATACAAAAGAGTAAAACGATAAAGAAGTTGACTGACCGTCTCTCTGGGTTAGGAAGGGAAAATCATCAACTCCGTAACTCGATTAAGCACCTAAGAAACGAGAGAGATAAAGCCATGATGGACTTGGAACCAACCAAGCGTTCTCTTGAAAACATGACAGCAGTACATGGTAAATTACTCCGCAAACTAAAAAGGGAGAACTCTAATGCCTAAAGGTAGAATTATGGGAGAGAACAAAGCCTCTCCTTGGAAACAAGTGGATCTCAAAGGTCAATGGGAATTCACTAGAAAACTAGATGGCATACGAATGCTACGAGACTCTGAGGGAAACCCAGTAGCCCGTAGCGGTAAGCCTTTATACAACTTGCAGGAGATACCCAAGGAGATAGTTGATGCAGAAATCTTCGACACTAACTTTGACACAAGCATATCGTTATGTCGTACTTCGGTCAATGGTACAACAGTACCCAAGAGCAAAGCTTATTCTATATTGCCTTTGGATCCTAGGTTGTATCTATTCACTGTTGAAAACCCGACTGCAGAATACATTAACAAGTGTTTGCAGGAAAGATTAGACGTAGGTGACGAGGGTCTTATACTTAGGCAAGGTATGAAATGGATTAAGATTAAACCCAAGGATACCGCTGATGTCAGAGTGACTGGTTTCCAAGCAGGTAAAGGTAAGCACGAGGGTCGTTGTGGTGCTATCCTTACGAACTACGGTAAACTAGGTACTGGGTTTACTGATGAACAAAGGGAAATGTTTCAGAAACTATTTGACAATGATAAACTTATAGGTATAATCCTTGAATGTTCTTTTATGGAATGGACTAAGTACGGGAAGATGCGACACCCAGTGTTCGAGAGAATACGTTATGATAAGGATGAGGAATCATTAGGAGAAGCTTATGAAAACATGCAGTAGTTGTGGTAAAAGTTTACCTGAAAATGCCTTTAGAGTACGAGGTGACAACGGTAAACTTAGAAACGAATGTCGTAAGTGTGAGTCAAAGAGATCTCATAAGTCTTTAGTGGTTACGGAAACACCTAGGGATCCCACGAATCCTAGGGATGCTAAGGAAATAGCCATGAAGCGTATGCTTGCTGGTGCTAAATCTAGAGCACAGGAAAAAGGTCTTATGTTTAATCTACATTATGAAGACATTCAAATACCGAATATCTGTCCAGTACTTAAGATACCTTTGATTCCTTCTCAAGGGATATCAGATGGTTCCCCTAGTCTGGATAGGATGATTCCTTACTTAGGTTATGTAAAGGGTAATGTAAAGGTTATATCCATGAAAGCCAATCGCATTAAAACAGATAGTACTAGCTTAGAACTAGAGCAAGTACTAGTGTATGTCAAACAAATAGAAGAGGAGAATACTTAATGAGCGAACTATCCCAAGAACAAATAGATAAACTAGGGTTCACACCAACCCAAGCTGAACTAGAACACGTTGACCGCATGGCTGAAACAGTCATTAAGGATATACATACCAAGGCTTCCTTTGAAGGCTCACGTAACCGAGATGCCTCTAAACGAATGAACCGACCTGAGAAACTAGCGAAGCAAGAAGCAGGTAGTAAATTTATCATTGGACTCTTAGGTAAACTAGAGGAAGATGAGGAAGTAGCTGAGAAAGGATACAACTAATGATTAGACTTGCTATTGTTGACGCTGACCTTATTGTCTATGAAGCTGCGTTCTGTGCGGAGAAGAAAGAAAAACAAGGTGAGTACTTAAACTGGTATCAAGTCTCTAAGATAGTAAACACGATAGTGCGGAAGATTCTAAAGAAATCTAAAGCAACTCATCATACAGGGTTTCTCACTGAAGGCAAAAGTAACTTTAGAGTTACCACTGCTTTTAGTTTACCCTACAAAGGACAACGAAAGACTAACAAAAGTAAACCAGCGTTTTATGATGAGATACGTGAGTATCTTATGAGTAACTGGGGATATCAATTAATGCAGGGTGTCGAAGCAGATGATGCCTTAACCATTGTTAGTGATTATTATAAGGATGATCCTAAAGTTCAAACGGTCATATGTACTAAGGATAAAGATCTATGGCAGTATGCAGGTGAACATTACAACATGAATACCTGTGAACTCATGCGTATAACTCCAGCAGAAGCACACAAGAATCTATGGAGACAGATGTTAATAGGTGACATGGGAACTGATAATATCCCAGGACTTAGCCACCACTACAAGTATGATGTTATAACTAAAAAGGTAAACCGTTATGGTAACCCTGATTACATAACAACACCTTGTCAGAAGTTTGGTGAGACTACCTGTGAGAAACTATTGGATTCATGGGATCCTAATGATTACGACAAGAATACATATGAACTCTATGTTGATTGTTATGACCAAGGAGATGGTGATGATTACCCTGAGAAAAGGTTCAAGGAAACATTTGACCTAATCTACATGCTATTAAAAGCACCACCGTACCTTAAGATACATTACGATTACATAAAGGTTAAAGCTAAAGACCTTGAGTACGAGAATGATCTTGGGGATTACCATACACCTAATGAATTTGAGGACTTCTAATGAGACTACTTTATATAATCTGGGGATGGTTCGTACTATTCCCTGTGTGTTACAAATCCATAGGTAACCCTAGGCTACCTGAGAAATACTTCTACTATGATAATCAAGAAGACGGTTTCACAGGTAACAAAAGGAAATCATTTGGGCCTGAGGGTGACCTAGGGTGGTACGAAAACTACCTAGGTATCGAAGCGTCAAAGCTAAGTAAACTAAAGCAAGCTTGGTATGCTTACAAATGGTCAGCTTGGAGAAACCCTGCGTGGAACCTAAGGTTCAATCCAAAGATTAGTATTCCTATTAATAATTATACTAAGATGAAGATCGAAGGTAACACTGTGAAGCACGACTGGAAAGAGGGATACCAGTGGTACAATGTAGTAACTAATGGTGAATTCAAATCATACTTCAGGCTGATACCACTAACTAAAAACAAGAGTTTGTATTTACGTTGGGGCTGGAAGATATACCCTGAGTTCCTAGGTAATGTACCAATTAATAAAACACGTAGCATACAAGCTATATCAATTAGGATTAGAGGGAGAGATTAGATGCAGAAATTAAATAAGAAGCAATTGTTAAACCACCGAGTGAATACCTTAGCCTTAGGTATCCTTAACACTCTTACGAATGATGAAGTAACCCTGGAACAAGCGGAACGTACGTTACCTAAGTCAACCTCATACAAGAATCATGATACTGGTGAGATCCGCACAGGGTTCTCGTGGAAAGGACTAAAGAAACTAGTGAAGAAACATCCGTATGTAGATGTCGCTGGTGCTAAGCTGTACTTCGGGTTAAGTTAATGAGTAGTAAGGTACTTGAGGTTCGCATGGACATCAAAGTTCTATCGGCCAATAAAATGCATTATGCTAATAAAAAGGTTGACACCGTGGAATACAAACGGTATAAACTAGCAGTCTTTAATGCACTTAAGAAGCATAGGTTTACCGTGGACAAGGATGACAAATATAAGTTCTCCTTGATCGTGGGATACTCAAGTAAACTCAGTGACCTAGACAACTCATTCAAACCCCTGCTCGATGCTATGCAAAGGGTTCTAGAGTTTGATGACCGTCAGGTCTTTGAGATCGAAGCAATGAAAGATCATGTGAAGAAAGGTGACGAGTTCATACTGGTTCGCATGGAGAAGATAACTGATAACCAATGGAGACGTCGATTGAAGAAGATGTTTCCTATATTCTGGAGTAATAAAATATGACACCTTATGAATCAAAACAACAGGAGAAACTGATAAAAGATACAATGGAAGCACCTAAACAAGTAAGAGTAGAACACCTAGTGGAATTAGGTTATACCTGTTTCACAAATTACATAGGAAGCAGAGGCTGGTGCGAGCATTGGTATCATGAAGAATATTCCTCGTATCCTACGTACATTTTCGACCCACAAGGTAAACTGATTCAGACAGATTTCTCTAAAGACAGCCATACCGAAGTACTTACCAAGTACCAACGTAAACTAAAATCAGAAGTAGTAGATGTGTATGATATATTAAAAGCATTTGATGTCACCTGTCCTGCAATGCAACATGCTATTAAAAAGATGCTATGCACAGGTATTAGAGGACATAAAGATTTCCTCACAGATTCAAATGAAGCTATTGAATCCATTAAGAGAGCACAGGAGTTATTTAATGAGTAGTCTAGAATCACAAGTACGACAGTTCAATGTTACCTATGGTAAACCTATGAGCAAGAATCCTAGGTTACCCACAGTATCCGAAGCTAAACTCTTAGTGGATTTAATCGAAGAGGAACTAGAGGAACTCAAAGTAGCCATAGCAAACCAAGACCTAGTGGAAATCGCTGATGCTATTGCTGACCTACAGTACGTATCTGCTCAACAAGGTACAATGTTAGGACTTCCGATTGACGCATTGTTACGAGAAGTACAACGTTCCAACATGTCAAAGCTAGGTGCCGATGGTAAGCCTATTTACAGAGAGGATGGTAAGGTTTTAAAAGGACCGAACTTCAGTGAACCTGATATTACAGGTGTTCTTGTGGGATATTGTAAGGAGATAGTTTATGAAGAAACCAAATCGTAAAGAACGTAGAGCAGAGAAGTTCGGACACAAGCAAGGACAACCTATGGGTCAACCTGAGAAACAATTGGCTAGACCTAAGGTATCTATTGATCCTTTAAACGAGAAACAAAAGGACTATCTGATTAGTTTATATGGCGATCCTTGTGTAGTGTGCACAGGTTCCGCAGGTACTGGTAAGACATTTCTAGCAGCCTCTGTAGCAGCCAAGGACTTAGCAGAGCAACGTATTAAACGTATCATACTCTCCAGAGCTAATATTCCAACAGGTAAGTCTTTTGGTGCATTCCCTGGAACAGTAGAAGAAAAGATGGGTCCTTGGTTACTCCCTATTACTGATGTACTCAGGATGCAACTAGGTAATGGATTTTATGAACACGCTGTGAAAACAGGAGCTATTATCGTACAGCCCTTGGAAACCATAAGAGGTCGTAGTTTCGATGATGCAGTAGTTCTCATGGATGAATCACAACAGTTAACCATAGAAGAACTTAAAGCTGTTACTACTCGTATAGGTGAGAACGCTAAGTTATTCCTCATGGGTGACAGAGCGCAGCGAGATGTTAAAACAGATGGGTTACTATGGTTAACCAACCTAGTTAATAATAATGATCTACCAGTAAGTGTACATGAGTTTACTAGTGACGATATAGTTCGTAGTGGTTTATGTAAGCAGTTTGTCCAAGCATTCGAGAAGGAGACAGTATGACCACAATAGCATATAATAATGG